TTGTAGCCATTTTACAGCCGTTAAATATAAACTTTTATATTTAGTATTTTGTTTGTAGTTTTCAATGTCGTTTAAAACATTGTTTATTTGTGTAATTGTATGTTTATCTAACAACCTTTTTACTTCGTCTTCAGAAATAGACAAATGAGCGAAGCTCCTATATATATCTTTTACACTTACATTATCATTAACACTTACAGCTATGTTTGCTATCGGTTTTATGCGTTTGCTATCGTTTGCTATATTTTGCCATCTTTTTGTTGCTCCTGCTATTCCTGCTTCACTTCGTTTTTGTTTCTTGTCGTCCCATTTAAGCAAGTCACGTTTTAAACTTTGTTTAATTGGTTCAAAAGCAATTTCCGTTATTAAGTCTTCGCATTCTGGGTTCTCATCGTTTACATACTTTAAAATATGTTTAAACAAAACTCCTGCCTGTTCGTCTGTTAATTTTTCTATTGTATGTATTATGTCACTATACAATATAAACCCTTTTTTTTCTTCAGCCATACTAATTTTTTTAAATGAAAAACCCTTGCTCAATCCGTTGCGTCTAACTTCAACTTCATAAACAAGGGTAGTAATTCCTTTTGTACTTATAATGTTAGACGTGTACAGTTGCAAATATAATTATTATTTTTATTTATATATAATCATATTGGTAAATATCACCATTATATTTTTTTATATCAGTAAATTTGTATGTAAAAAATTCCGTGCCATCATTATTTTTTTTGTGTTCATAAATTTTACTACTTGTTAATTTTCTTATTGCTTCAACATTTGCAATTCTAATTTTTACTAATTTGTTTTCGTTTTGGTTCATATAAGCGTAAAAATATATTTGTGCTAAACCTTCTTTTATTTTATCAATTTCAGTTTTAAAACCTTTTTTACTTTTGCTTCTAATTGTTAAATCATTGTAATTTATATATTTATATTTTCTTATTCTTATAGAAATAGTAAAATTCATATTAAAAATTAAATCAAAACATAAATTGCCATCTTCAAAATCAGTTGCTGCTTTATATTGGCAAAATGTATTTATTAAATTTGGTATAGCTTTATTAATATGTTCTTTTATTTCTACACTAAATTTATTTTCTAAAAAACGTACATTATTCATTTATATAATTATTAGCAATATTAAACATTTTTTTATCTAATTCAATACCTAAGCTTTTTAATCCCATTTGGTTTGCTACTTTTATTGTGCTGCCAGAACCCATAAAAGGGTCAACAATAAAATCACCATTAGTTGCAGAAACTTCTAAAATTTGCTTTAATAATTCATTTGGCTTTTGTGTTGGATGCACCATTTTTGAACTATGCAATCTTGGTACACTAATTAAATTGCCACGTCTATAATTTACTAATTTTTTACCTTTAACACAATATATAATTATTTCTGTTTGGTTTCCCCAATCATTATCTAAATCACCACTTCCTTTATTTCCTTTATCCCATATAATAGGTGTTTTTATATTAAAATATTTACTTATAATTGATTCAAAAGAACTAAATACAGACCAACTACAAAAGAAATATAAATGTGCATTTTCTGCTGTTTTCCTTTGTAAAATTTTACAAGTTTTATCTAACAAATCAAAAGCTTCATCTTTACCGTCATTTAATAAACCACGTTTTGTTATTGAATCTTCAAAAATAGAACGGTTAGAAACATAAGAAATCCCATAAGGCGGGTCTGTTAATACAACATCAATACAACCATCTTCTAAACTTTCTAAAATTTCTAAACTATCACCGTTTTTTATATTTTCATTAATAGTTGTTTCTATTCTTGTTTCTAAAACTTTTGCTTTATATTCTTCTTTCTTTTCTTCTTTTTTTATTTCTTGATAAACTTGGTTAATACTTACTTCGCCTGTTCTTAATTTAACTTTTACTTCTTCAGGTGCTTTTTTTGTTACTACATCAAATTGTGCTTTTTTTCCTGTACTCCATCCAAGTTTATCCGCTACTATTTTTTGTGTGTTGTGTTTAGGTTCGTTATCAATAATTGATAACGGAGCAGAATATTGGTTGCCTTTAAAAACTGCTTTTTCTTTATAAACTTCTAAACCTTTTTCCTTTTCAAGTTCTTCAAGCGTTTTCATTAATTCACCTTTAACAAAATCTTGTAAATTTCTTCTGCCAAGTTGGTTGTTAACCATCCAAATTTTTGCATCAACTTCACTATTAAATTGTTTGCTTTCAGTTTCAAACTTTAGCTTATGCTTTGTAGCAATTTCAAAACGGTTATGTCCGTCAATAATAAAACCGTTCCAAGTTATTATTTTTTCTCTAATTCCTTCAGCTAAACAATTTTGTTCTAACTGGTTAAATTCTTCAACGCTTAACGCTGGTATTAATTTTTTAAATTCGTCTTTTATTTGCATTGTTTTTTTGTTTAAAGTTAATAAAAATTATTTCTTATTCTTAACTGAATTTTACGCAAGTCTTTTAAATTCTTTGCTTCTTTTATTTCCTTCCGTAAGTCAAGTTCTGGACGTTCTAAACTTAAAAGAAGTTTATAGTATTCAATGTCGTGTTGAAATAACTTGTCGTTTATATCCGTTAAGTCTTGGTAAGTTTTTAAACCGTGTAATATTGTTGCGTGGTTCATATTAAACATACCGCCAATTCTTTTAAGTGTGTAACCGTCTTCACGAAGCTTCCTAAATAAATAAATTCTCCTGTGTACTATTTCACGTTTACGGTTTTTATTTCCAAGTCCGTCTTGTTCTATTATTTGTTTTATTAGTTCTATCATTTTTCTATTTGTTTAATTTCAATTATAATGTCATCGTTCTTTTGTATTAAGTTTTTAACGTGCTGGAAGTCGTAAGCTTCAACTATTCGTGTTTCTAACTTAACAGGTGCGCCAACGTATGCCCAAGTTTTAAATGTTGCTTTGTATCTTTTCATAGGTTTAAATTTAGTTTGTTCGTTTTTTTTTATTCTGCATATTTCTAAATAAAGGTACAAGTCAAATGAACCCCGCCATTGTCTTTGCCACCAATCCATTTGTTCGTAGGTTGTTCCGCTTTTCATAACTCGTAATAAAAAGTATAATTACTATCGTCATTGCTCGTTTTCCATTCCCAAAAGTTGTAGTGTGCTAAATCGCTATTAATTGCTTCTTGCATTTCTAAACGTACATCTTCTAAAATACGAACCCCAAGAACGTGCGGTTGTAAATGGTCATCCGTTTCAATTAACCACTTTTGCGAAATTTCAACGTCTAATTCAATAAATGCGTATTCGCTAACTTCATCATAATCGTTAAACTCCCAAGTTCCTGCAATTGAAAATTCCCAACCTGCAAACTCATAGTTTAAATTCCATTCTCTATGGTGTATTTCTAAAATTCTATTTTTCATCTTACAACGCTTTTAAATACATTAAACAATAGAACATACCACCGAATACTATAAAAGCCGTTAGAGTGCCTAAAAAGTGCCTTAAAAACGATTTGTGTTCGTTGGTTGTTGGTGTAAAGTAATCAATTAAGTTTTTCATAGCCTTATTTTTTAAATTGGTTAAATAAATTTTCTACTTCCTGCATCTGCTCTTTGTTTAAAAATGTTGTTAAAGTCTGGATGATTAAATGCAATTGGTTCGTGTTTAGTTTGTCTTCCTGTCGTTGTGTTTCCAAGAAGTCTAATACTTGGTTAAATGTTTTCATAGTGTTTTGTTTTAGTTAATAATTATATGCAAATATAAATACTATTTTAATAACTGCAATACTTTTTAACAATTATTTTTAAAAAAAGGTGTAATTTATATTGATTCTAAATAAGAACAAGGGCAAATTCTACTCTTGTTCGAAGGTAAAACACATAACGAAGGTAAATTTTACTTAATAAATCGGAATTATGCCGTTTATTGTAACAATTTGTGACAAAAAAAAAACAGCTACGTGCTGGGGAGCTTATAACTGTTTTCTTTTTTTTAACTATGAACTGCAAATATATTAAAAAATATGTGTTAATCGTGCAATTTGCCCAAATTCTTTGTGATGTACGTAACCTTCAACCGCTTTCGGAACGCCTGTATATCCGTTTTTGTGGTGCCAACTGTCACTTCCTGAAGGACTACGTAATGTTTCAAATGTTACTCCGATAAAGTCTTTGCTTGTTTTATGGTGTACGTGATGCGAATAAATATATCTATGTTTTGTTTTGCTCCAAAGTATTGGAAACTCCGTTGCTAACAATAAAGGTAGGTTTTCGATTTTTGCTCCGTCTCCGTGTGTAGTTCCGATAAGATTACTTCCATACCTAAATGCTTTTCTATGTTTTAAATCTACGTTAAAACGAATACTTGACTTGTTAAAGTGTGCTTCTATTAACTGCATTAAAAAGAACCCGTGCGTGTAATCGTGGTTGCTTGGATTGTAAACAACTTCAACGTCTGCGAAACTCATTAATTGTTCTAAAAGTTCTATATAAAGATTTTTAGCCATTAAAAAATTGTCGTACCACATTCCGTCTGTATCTTGCGGTGTTCCACCTGTTGTTGTTCTCCTTGTGTTGTCGGTGTGTAAAATGTCGTTTCCTGCAACAAATAAAACCTTATCAATATAAAACCCTTTTGCCTTGTTCAAGATGCCTTGTAGTCCGTCTTTTGCACGTTTAACGGCAATTTGTGAATTATAGTCTTCGCCTGTTTCAAATGCTGTTGCAAGTTTTCCAATATGTAGGTCTGCAATATCAATTACTAATAAATGTCCGTCCGTGTCAATGTCGTATTTTATTACTGTATCATTATATTTTGGAGCGTATTTTTTTACTTCTTTAATACATTCGTCTTTTATTTGTTGGATTGCGTTTAGTTCTTCCTGTTTAAAGTTTGGGTTCTTAAAGAACAAAGAAGCTTGTTTAGTTTTTAACCAACCGTGTTTTACGTCTTTGTCATCAACTCCAGCTTCGTCCGTTGCATTTTTGATGCCACGATACTGCATAAGTATTTCAATCTCGTCCTGTTTAAGTCGAAACCTTGCGCTGCTATTTTTCATAAATATTTAGATTAATGATTGTTTTGCGTACTTCCAAAGAAATGAAAGTAATAAGCCTATTCCAACACCTACAAAAAGTAAGTTAAGGTTTCCTTTTGGTCTGGTCTTTTTAAGTTCAGTTTTTGCCTTTTGTCCTTCAGCTCTTGCCTTTGCTTTTTCTACTATCCTATCTTTGTAAATAGTCTTAACTTTTATTTTATATTCTATTTTTTTTTCTAATCGTGTTTTTGGAACGTACTCTGTTTTCCATTGTACAATAGTGTCAAAAGTTCTTAAAAAAGTTTCGTAATAAGTCGTGTCAAATTTTGTAACTAAAACGCTATCTAACTTTGTTATTGTCAAAGTGTCTGCGGTGTCTTTACAAACATAACCTTTTTTAA